AACAATTACTGGAGGAACTAAAAAACAGTGTTACCTAGAGACTATACTGCCCAAGAAAATATAATTGCTAACTATTTGTCGGAATGGGGAATACGTTATGAGACGCAAGCACCGTTTCCTCCGTATACAGTTGATTTTTATATTGCAGAATTAAATATGGTAATTGAAGCGGATGGGGTGTACGGTCATTTAGGTAAACGTGATAGAATACGAGATCGCAACTTAATACAGACCGGAGACATACAAATTGTATTGCATTGTAAAGAAACAACTAAAGGTAAAATAAAGGAATTTCTATGGCAGGAATTAAACAAATTGGGAAATCTAAAGGATTAACAAAGCAGAAAACGAAAAGGAAGGCTGCGGTTAGAACAACTAACCAAGATAGGGAGTTTTTAAAATTACTAAATACGCATTTAGAAGGTAAAATGGCTCCCCACAGAGGGCAGGTGTTCTACCCTTCTGCTTTGGGTAGCACTTGTGATCGGTACTTATATGCTTCATTCAATGGTTTATTGCCTTGGGAAACCCTAGACCCAAGAGTAAAACGTATCTTTGATGTAGGTGGCTCCCTAGAAGATAGGATGGATAAGTACTTCACTAAAATGGGTATTGTTATCGCTCGTGAGCAACCATTAAAGATGGACATGCCTCCTATCAGTGGGCGGTTAGACTTCCTTATCCAGCACCCAACCGAAGGCAGGGCGGTGTTAGAGTTAAAATCTATTAATGATAAAGGGTTTAAAGAACTAAAAAGTTCACCAAAACATGAGCATTTTATACAATTACAAATTTATCTAAACATGCTAAATAATGAATATGGTATCGTTTTGTATGAAAATAAAAATGACCAAAATTTAAAAGCCTTCAAAGTATCTAGGCAACCCTTAGTATGGGAAACCTTACTAGAACGTTGTACTAATATAATGGGCATGACGAGCATACCGGAAACCTGTACTGGGGATACGTGGTGTAAATGTAAAGGGGTAACCAATGGTTAACTATAAAGACGACAACCCACAAGACCAAAATAAAGCATGGTCTCCAATGAAAGCCTTAGGTAATGTACGAAGAAAATTAGCTTCCGATTTACAAGTGTCCTCCTTTGATGTGGACATTTCTAACCTACCTAAGTTGCCATTAGGAGATTACGCCTCCACATCTAATGAGGGGCTAGAAAGCTACCTAGCCATGTTTGGTGGATACACTAGTTATCTAGAAGCAGAGGTAGCAAAATTGGATAGTACCCTTTCCGCATTACAGGCAGCTTTTGATGACGGGTTAGCTAAAGCTATGAACAAACTTGCTACGGAAAGAGAAGAAGCGGGTAAGAAGAAACCTACACGAGAAGAATTGCGTGGGGAAGCCTTAAACTCATACACCCAATTGTGGGAATTACGGAAAGAGGTTATCGAAACAGAGGCAGGTTTAAAACAACTAAGTGGGACACTTAAGGCATATGATAAAGCCTATGCATCGGTGTCAAGGGTTGTAGGTCTTAGAACAATGGGGGAGCGTCAAAGATGAATTACTTAGGATTAGACTGCTCATCTAAAGCAGTTCACGGAGTTATCGTAAACGATCAAGAAGAACTTGTAGCTAAATTAAAATTCGCATCTACCCCTAAAGACCCATTTGATTTTAGACTTTATCAAATATTTGACAACTTTAGTGTATACCTAAACCAAAAATTAGAGTATAATGGAATACATAGTTCTGCAATTGAGGCAGCAATTTATATTCAAAATGCACGTACCACAATGGAGATTTCCGGTGTGGTTAGTGTTGCGAAGTACATGCTTCATACCAAGGGGATTGAGTGCGTTCCTGTCGATAATAGGAGTTGGAAAAAGCAGATTTTAGGTAAGGGGAACGCCGGGAAACCCGATATAAAAAAATACGCTGTAGAGAAATGGGGAGACGTATTCCCTGAACAAGATTATGCCGATGCCGCTTGCATTGCGTTATGGGCAAAGAGAAGAGGAGAAGAGAATGCCTAATTTCGAGAAGGTTGTTAAGCCGCCTACCTTTTACATGAGTCCGGGTAAGAAGGCAGAAAAGGTGGAATATAAAGATAAATTCCCAGAAGGAACCACCTTTGAAGATTTAAAGGAACAACAAGGGGTTGTAGTTTGGTGTAAGTACTTGGCGTGTGTGAATAATAAACAATTTGATGATACCCAAAGAACTACAGGGGCGTTGCGGAAGAACAGCAATTATAAACCAATCAGTGAACGAGAAAATGTTTGGCAGGGGGTTTGTACAAGAGATGAAATTGGAGTGGATTTTAAAGAATTCTTTTCTAACGGAGCTAAATTTAAAGTACCTATGTGCTTCAATGCAGCTTCTAACAAAACGGGGTACACGGATTTCAGTAAACTTCTTCAATCAGATGGAAGTCCTTACGGTGGTAGCATTGAGTCTCAGTCATTCGAGTATTCTTCTGACCCTAATGAGGGGCGGTAATGCCTAGATTAATTCCAACTGATGTTAGATTAGAAGCAATGAGTTTGTATGTTGCAGGGTCAGACACAGCAAAACAAATAACTGAAAAACTTGCGGAAAAGTTTGAAGTCGATATTACTATTTCGACTATTTATTCGTGGGCTAAGAAGTTTAACTGGGATGAGAAGCGTCTACAAATTCAAGAGACTGGGGTTTCTACGGTAATGGAAACCGAAAGCCAACGCTTCGCTAGGCTACAAACAGAGCATTTAGATACATATACAGACATACGCGAAAAAGCTCAAAATGAATTAAAGGGTTTAAACTTCCATGATGCTGGAGTAGCGGCACGTACCGTGGATATGAGTATTCAAGGGGAACGTAAAACTATGGAAGGTTTGATACACGTTCAATTTGTGCAGGACATATTAAATGTTTTAGTTGAGGAAATTGCTGACCCTGAAACCGTTAGTCGTATTGCGGCTCGTTTTCAAGGTGTTATTCAACAAGCAGGTGATAAGTAATGGCTAATGAGGTTGTAACGGTAGCTGATGCGTTAGCACGGTTATCTGAAGGACTTTCTACCAATCAAAAACAATCTATAGGAAGCTTTCATGAATTTGTTGTAGATATTTGGTCTCAAAGTTTTGAGCGACCAGAACTATTTGATACGTGGCACGTAGGGGTTATTACAGAAGATGCTGAAAGAGCTTTATCAGACAATAAAAACTATGTGGCGATCTTACCCCGTTTTCATTTCAAAAGTACTTTACTAGGACATGCTTTTAGTGTGTGGCGTTTGTTGAAAGCAACTCGTGACATGTCAATCCTATATTTATCATATAGCGATACGATGGCACGTTACCACATATCAGAAATTAATAAAACGGTTCAGAGAAACCCAATCTTAATGGATATGCTCACCGCCCGTAATTCTCGTGCGGAATTTCAATTTAGGTATACAGTAAATAATAAACCTGTTGAAATACTGCATGGGGGTTTGTTTTCATTCAAACGTGGTATGCACGTAAACGGAGCGTTGATTGCTGATGACATATTGCGAGACCCAGAAAACCCGTTACAGTTGGGCGAGATAAATAAAATTGAAGATCACTTCATGACTGAAAGTATGTTTATCCCGAATCAAGAAGCCCCAGTTATTGTTCTGGGAACCCCTATGCTCCCCGACGACTTATTAGGTAAACTACAACGTGATGACCGGTTTATATCTCGTGTTCTCCCCGCTATTGACCCTACCCCTGATCGCCACATACTTATGCCCTCACTGTATTCTGAGGAATGGCTAACAGCACAACAAAAGGCACGACCGAAATCATTCGCTTCTGAGTTCTTACTACAACCATCATTCCAAACGGAATCTTATTTCAACAGGGAAGATATCGCCGCTTGTGAAGATAGTTCTCTACGACAATTTAGTGTCCACACCCCGTATAAAAAAGCAGAAAACGAACAGTTGTTTGCAGGGTTTGATGTTGGTAAAAAGCGACACCCTTCCCACTTAGTAATCTTCAGTCGGGTAGGTGACGAAATAAAACAAATTAATCAGACGTGGTTAGACGGGTGGAATTATTCTGATCAAATACAGTTTTTGAACGAAATAGCGCAAAACTTTCAGCTAGAAAAAGGGTATATTGATAATACAAGAGGAGAATTAGAAGATCGTGGATTAGCGCAAGTTTGGCACCCTATGGTATTCACTGCAAAAAGTAAACACACTATGGCGCAGGTTTTAGAAGAATATGTACATGGGGGTAAGCTAAAACTCCTAAAAGATGAAAGACAGTCCCAACAGATAATTTCTGTAAACAATGATTTAAAAGCCCCCGTTACTCCTATGGGACACGGGGATGCTTTCTTTTCCATTGCTATGGCGGTACAAGCCGCTTACGAAACTACTATCTACAAGTATGCAACTTTAGGTAGCGCAACGGACTGGCTTGATGCGGTGTCTCCGGGGGAAACTCCAGAAGATCGGGCTAAAGAAAATGGTGTTGATAATAAAGGGGTTTCCGAACGTTTAGATAACATGCTAAAATTAAAGAGCGTGAACCCCGTTGAGGAAAGTGGTGAGCATTTAAACCCCGATTGTTCTGAATCGGTATGTCAACCAAGTTTTTGGGTACGAGAACGTAAATTATGTATATACTGTGGATACAGAGGGTAGGAGAAATAAATGACAACAACTATGACACTAACGGATACCATCGGAACGATACCAGTAATCTTAAGTCCACAGGCAAAGGTAGTAGCCGAGAAACGTTACTTCCTAAAGAACGATAATAATGAGGTTACCGAAGATGCTTCCGCTTTGTTTAGGCGTGTCGCTGACGCAATCGCCGCTATTGAAACACGGTACGGCAAACTAGATGTAGACACCCAGCTTTCAGCTAACGAGTTTTATACTATTATGTCTAATTTAGATTTTATACCGAATTCCCCAACACTAATGAATGCGGGAACAAAACAAGGAACCTTATCCGCATGTTTCGTGCTTCCTTTAGAAGATAGCATGGAAGGCATTATGAAAGCCGCCCATGACACTGCTATGGTTCAAAAATTTGGTGGTGGCACTGGGTTCGCTTTATCTAATCTTCGCCCTAAGGGGGATAGAATTAAGACGAC